CTTCTTCACGGGTCCCCTTTCGAACTTCATAATGCGCACCATCTACGAATAACTTCTTTATTCCGGCCATTCGCATTGGTCTTGTAAGTTCGAGGTAGCCTTGAAAGTGTACATGTGTACCCTTCTCAAGTTGGCCGCACACGTAGCGTATAGGGTCTGGGGGACCCTCTTGGTTCAACCCGACCATCATACATTCTATGTCTTCCTCCTTATTTACCGTGAATACGTAGTACCTTGAACCCATCGTGCGTGTGCTCTCTTCGTTACACGTAGAAAAAACGTAACGCGTAACGAGGTGTGGGGTAATACTATCCCACACCTCGCGTTACGCGTTATGATTGATCGACTATTTTTAGTCTCTACTGAAATTAACTCCGATATTAATTAATTTACTGAAGTTGCCTCCTGAAGTTGCCTCTCTCCTGACGCAGGGAAATTCCTGACGCAGGGCCTGACCTGGCATGTATGTACTGCGCTCCACGCCCGCTTAACCCTCGCTGCGCTCGGCGCGGGCGTTGCGCTTGTCGCTTCGCGGACCCCCCCTTGCAGGGGGGCCCCCTCTCTATAATGAAAATTTACTTGTTTGTTACTATTGCTTGCGCAACTTTATTTATGTAGAGGTTGTCTGCTTTTGCTGATCGAAAATGCAATACAGCGTTGAATTGAGTACAACGTTTACCGAGTATGTATGCACTCCTACAGTATATGATGTAGCTGCTGTGTACAGTGCCCATTCTACTGCATGGTCATTTGGTGGTCCTATCGACCCAGTTGTAGGTATAGCGTAGTCATTATCGGCCATAAACTGGCCTTTGGTTAAACCGAACATCTTTCTTACCGAAGCATAAGCCTTCCTGTACATCGGCTTGTTCGATGCTATTGATTGTAGATTCTGTGGTTTAATACAGCAGTACCTTGAGTTAGCTACTCCGTTCCATGTTGATAAGCCTGTCGGTATAGTCATTGCTTGTAGCTCTGGGTTTACAGTAACCATCCAGACAAATGATGATGATGAATCCTCTCCATGATCTGCAATTACTTGCCAATTAATCTTCTCTCCGCATATCCTTACTCTTCCGTAAATTGATGCGAAGTTCAACCAATTCGTTGGTAATGGTTCTGAAACTTGTCCTGATACTCTGTCTATAGCTTGATTCATGTGTACTACAAGTGGACGAGTAAAGTCTGTCAAATCCATATGGAATGCACTTGTCCATTGTACTTTCACTCTTGCTACATCCGGAAACCAATTGGGTAATCTACGAGTAACTACTCTTGAAAAGGCACCGGATTTACGTCTAAACCGACGACTTGCGCCTGTACGCCTACGCTTGACAGGACGTCTCTTCCTAATTGTTCTTGATCTTCGTCTCCTACGTTTAAGTGGCATTACTGAAATTTTATTGAATCATTAGAAATTGTCTAACTACAGGTTGTCCAAACCATACTACTATTGAATCATAATCACTGATATCAATATTATTGTCTTTGTCTATTACTCTAGTGAATCTTCTGACAAGCGCGGGCCATTGCGCTGTTCTATCTTTAAAGTCCCACCATGTTGATGGATGGAGATTTGTTGTAATGTAGATACGCGAAGGTGCAAACCATGTGAATCCTCCTTTGCAGGGTACTTGTTGCACATACCTATCGATGAGCTTGAGGAATCTGACAAGGGGACATTTTGAGGATCTTCCGTCAAAATCGTCGATGAGTACTGCTTCTTGTCCTGTATATCCGTCGAACCATTGTAAATCGTCGGACGGTACTTGATAACCAGTTGGTTCGTTGTCATGAAAATACCGTGTCTTGCCAGTACCAGGAGCACCATAAATTAGAATAACTTCTGGTGCGCCATCCCGTTCTGGCTTCTGCATGTTAACTATACGTTCTATACCGCGATGATATCTCGCATATTGACTAGGAAACTGTTCCGCTGCCGCTACAATACCTTCTTCCTTTGCTACAGTAATAGCGCCTTCTAAGTCGCTCCGCTGTCCTGAGCCTGCGGACAGCTCTCCCCATTCATATGGACCGTCTATTCTCGTGTCTTCTTTCATGCAGTATGCCCGTGCTTCTTCACGGGTCCCCTTTCGAACTTCATAATGCGCACCATCTACGAATAACTTCTTTATTCCGGCCATTCGCATTGGTCTTGTAAGTTCGAGGTAGCCTTGAAAGTGTACATGTGTACC